CTCTAACCAATAAGTGAGGAGGGGAATCGAACCCCTCCCATAGTCACCAGATCACTTCTTGTATTCAACACCGCGATAGCGGAGCGTATCAACACGATAACGCTCAGCACGACGACGCTGGTTATCAAGGAAACGAATAAGATTGATAGACATAGTTCGTACAAAATAAACCTAGCCCCCGTTCCATGACTAGGTAACATGCGACCCGAAGGTTGAACGTACGAAGTTTATCAGCCGATTGATGGTGCAGTCAGAGCCACAGGAGTGGTCTCAGCAGCAGCCAGATCAAGCGGGAAGTTGTGAGCATTACGCTCATGCATTACCTCGAAACCAAGGTTAGCACGATTAAGTATGTCAGCCCAAGTGTTAATGGTATGACCTTGACGATCAACAATAGATTGATTAAAGTTAAATCCATTCAAGTTAAATGCCATAGTACTAACACCAAGAGAAGTGAACCAAATCCCCAAGACGGGCCAAGCGGCAAGGAAGAAATGAAGAGAGCGGCTATTATTAAACGACGCATATTGGAAGATAAGCCTTCCAAAGTAACCATGCGCCGCAACAATGTTATAAGTCTCTTCCTCTTGGCCGAACTTGTAGCCATAGTTTTGAGATTCATTCTCAGTTGTCTCACGTACAAGCGAGCTGGTGACAAGACTTCCATGCATCGCTGAGAACAAAGACCCACCAAATACGCCGGCAACACCAAGCATATGGAAAGGATGCATAAGGATATTGTGCTCAGCCTGGAAGACCAACATGAAGTTGAATGTACCGGAAATGCCAAGAGGCATCCCATCAGAAAAAGAACCTTGGCCGAATGGGTAGACCAAGAAGACTGCAGTCGCTGCAGCAACAGGAGCAGAGTACGCAACAAAGATCCAAGGCCTCATCCCAAGTCGGTACGAAAGTTCCCATTCTCGTCCCAAGTAAGAGAAGATACCGATAAGGAAGTGGAACACGACGAGCTGATAAGGTCCGCCGTTGTAGAGCCATTCTTCAAGGGTATTGGCTTCCCAGATCGGGTACAAATGTAGTCCAATTGCGTTACTGCTAGGCACCACGGCACCAGAGATGATGTTGTTTCCGTAGAGCAGTGAGCCTGCGACGGGTTCACGAATGCCATCGATGTCAACAGGAGGAGCGGCAATGAATGCCAGAATAAAACAGGTAGTTGCAGCAAGCAGACAAGGAATCATCAGCGTACCGAACCACCCCACATAAAGACGGTTGTTAGTAGAAGTCACCCAGGAACAAAACTCTTCCCAGGCTGACTCCTGACGGGTAAGTACAGAAGTTGCCATAAAATTTTTTGTTAAAAAGTACCGACCCACCCACCACATTAATTAAATCAGAAGCTGTACTTTACACCAGCTTTGGTGCCATAAGAATTGGTGTCGTTAAAAGCTGCAGACAGCTCACCATAAACGGACAGCTTGTCAGTAGCTGCAACAGAACCAAAGACTTTACCAGTCAGTTTGGTCTCAGCTTCACCGTTGTCAGGAGAGAACACAGTAGGACCAGCTTGGATACCCCAAGATGCCCAAGGACCATTCTCTTCATAACCAACATGGAAGTCAGTTGCATGACCAGTAAAGTCAGAGCCAGTAAAACCGGCGTTGTTTTCAACGTTCACGTAGGGACCAGCAATAGCAGCACCATGTGCCATGCCGAGGAGGAGACCGGAAGCGATAATAGATTTCATTGTAGCTTGTTTAAAAAAGAATAAGTGTACTGACCGCGATTACCATAAATACCCCAGCCTAACCAATAGTAGGCAGAGTTCATATAGTACTCAACGGTTTGATGTTTTAGTTGAAACGAATAGAGATCATCTCTGAACTCCATTTCATTAATCATGTAGCGTGTTTGACCCTCCAACGAGGATGGGTCACAACGCCACTGTTTACAGAACGCACCCAATCCATCATAACGATTCTGGGAGGTCCATTGGATGAGCCCGTAGCCCCCTCTCAGGCACTGATCGTAAGGCACAATGGCCCCACCCTCACATACCTTGGGTCGGAAGTTAGACTCTTGTTCGATGTTGCCCAGGATCACAGCCAGGGCAGTCTTGTCGGTAACTTCAGCACGAGTCTGCAGTTGCTCCAGAACATACTGCTGGGCTGGCGTGCAATCAGGGCAAGTAATCATTTTTTCTTAGCGGTTTTAGCGGCGCGTTTGAAGTTAGCTGCGGTAGGAGCACCTTTGCTCCCAGGCTTCCGCATCTTTTCTCCCGAACCTTTTTTAATACGCATTCGTTTTGCGTGGATGTTAGCGTAGAGACCTTTAGGCATTACTTTTTCTTGCCGCCTCCTTTCTTTTTACCGCAAGCCATTACCAAACTCCAGGGATAATTTGACCAGTTAGTGCGTACGCTCCAAGCGCAGCCATCACACCTAGCATAGCCAGGCGACCGTTGAGCATCTCAGCTTTTTCGTTGTGAGTCACAGTGTAATTGTCGTCAGTGTACATGGTGGGTTCTTTTGCAAAGAGGTTTTGTTGTCCGCGATCGTTGGTGGTAACGGTCATTAGAATTGTACGTCAGAGTTTTCAAGTTTTTGCATAACTTCTTGGCGGTATGCAGGGTCGCGATCGTATCGTGGATCAGACATAGCGGCAACCAGCTCTTGCTGACTGCGGAATGCAGAGCCTGAATCAGAAGCACTACGACCAGTCAACAACTGCCCGTCAGTACCTACTGAATCAACGTACTGGTTGTTAAGAGCTTGGACAGCAAAGAAGATTGCATTGGGATTACCAGTCTCCATGACTGCATCATACATCTGAATCTCTTCTTGCGACAAGTTAGTACCTGCCCAATTAAGCATAGCCCTATACTCTTGCTCGCCTCCTACCATTTGATAAAGTTCGTTAGCTTGTTCTTGAGTAAGTTGCTCAGATTCAGGTGCATCGTTTACTTCTTCTTCTTGTTCTGCTGGCTCGCCTTCGTCTTCGGTGGTTTGTACTTCATCGCGTGGTTCTCCGAGTTTAGTTTGCAGTTCAAGATATGCTTTTTCTAACTCGCCTTGGTCTTTGAATTTACCAGCGAGTAGCGGTTGCTCTCCACCCTCAAGAGACTCAGCAACCTGCAGGGAGTCTTGCTCATCAGCATTAAATTCTGGCTGATCAGCAGGTGTTTCATTCATCGTAAGAGTTTCGCTCATGCTGTTGGTGGTTGTGGTGGTTCAGGAATTTGAGATTGTTCTTGCTGCATCATTTGCATTGCAGCTTGTTCACGTTTTTGATCAACGGCTGCCATTTGAGGCATCTGTTGTTGTGCAAGAATCTGTTGCTGTTGTTGTGCAGCAGCTTCAGCTTCAGCCTGTTGTTCATCCATGCTCTTCACAAGGTTGAGCACGTCAATACCAGAGGCAGCAGCCAAACGCTTGATAACTTCATCAGTGTTGACAAACTGAGCAATGGCTTCGGGTCCGACAGTTTGAGCAATGACAGTAAGGAACTGTGCAAGGCTTTCACGATCTTGACCACGACCAAGGGCATTAATACCAGCCACAATAGTGGGTCTGACAATACCACCCTTAGGAAGACGTGGGATTTCACCAGTCTTTTGAGCCATACTGAGCTTACGGTTTAGATAAGGTACAAGGAACTCAACAGTCAACAGGGAGAATAATCCACCAAGTTGTTGTTCGAGTTCAAGTTGCGTCATCCGCACCTCTTCAGCTGTAGTGCGTTCAGAGTCCCTAACATTAAGGATTAAGAATGCTTCACTGAGACGTTGAGTCAGAGAGCCGATCATTTGATAGGCAGTCTGGAAGTCAGCTGTCTTCCCAACCTGCACTACACCAATGTCATCAGGTCGTCCCTGGATGATAGCACCGTTACCTGCCTTAGCAAGTGTCTGGGGCTTGGTGGTACTGCTTGGGCTGACAGTAAACACTACCTTAGCAGCTGCAGCGGAGCCTTCAACGATGGCTTGTGACAGTGCTTCAAGTGACTTGAGGTCACCGATGAACTCCTCGACTCTACCACGTCCGTAGACTTCTCCGTCCACGTGGTTGAATCGTAGCACAAGCCATGGGTTTGCGTCAACAGGAGCCTTACCCATGGACTTGGGAAGGATCTTATCGTATACCTCTTGGTGCCAGATCCATCTGTTGTTATCCAAAGTGACGTGTGTATAAATATCACATTCATCATCTCGGCCAGATGCATCGTCAACTACTGAGTCATATTCATTTGGTTTGAAATCGGGGTAAAATTTTTTGAGTAATTTTTTCGAGATTGTTTCTTTTGTTACGATTTCAATAACATTACCGTTACCATCTCTATCTACCACATAGCGGTTGAGCGGATAAAGCTTAAGCCCATCCTTACCCATGAAGATAAGAGCATTACCAGCAACAACAAGATGCTTAAGTGCTTGATGAACTACAACACGATCACCGGAAGCCGCAATGGATTCCATGATGGTGCGTTCAATTTTAGCAAACGACAAGTCAAGTTCTGATCTAATCTCAGGACCAAGCTCTTCAGGAAGATTAATATCGTTAACCTGGAGTTTAAAGAAACTGGTTTGTGGTGGTAGCAATGCAAGCATAAGTTTACTTGCAAGCGTCACCACACCTTTGGCTCCAGTTGATTGCCAGGGTGTAGTAAGTTTAAGAGCACCTTTAGTAAAGTGCTCATCTTCTCTGATAAGATAAGGTAGAGTTAGATCTGCTGCTTGTCTAGCACTGTTTAGAAACTGGGAACGGTCTGAAGACAATCTGTCATAGCGTGATTTAGCAGTCATCAGATGTTAATATTGCTAGATTGAGTTGTACTGAGTCCACCGTAAGCTGAACGCCTAGAGGCAAACTGCTGTTTTCTACGTTTAAACTGGGGAGTACCTGCTGCAGAAGGCGTGCTAGCAGCTGGTCGGATTTGCAGGCCAGCAGCTGCTCTATTTGCAAATGCTTGGTTAGATGCTGAAATCCTTTCACGCTCAACACGCGCCCTTTCATCTGCAGCTTGTTGGTCTTGCATTGCTTGCATATCTGCAGCTGCTTTGTCCTGTATTTTTAATAATTCTGTGGTAAAAAGATCTTGTTGTTTTTTACGTTCTTCAGCATCAATACGCATTTGTTCAGCAATACTTGCCTGGGCAGCAGCAGCTTGCTCTTGAGCCACCTTTAACTGGTCTCTCAAATCCCGGCGTGCTTGACGCTCCGCCTGCTTCCTTCTTTTGCGTTCTTTTCTTTTACGCCGACGGCTTTCTCTGCTCATGAGTTTTCATCCATATAATTTATGACCCACTCAACGACACTACGTTGACCGGATCGGTACATAATTTTTTCAAGTGTATCTTCGGGTGTAGGGGTGGTGGGTGGAAATGTCTCTTGAAGCTTATTAAGCATAGCGTTAGCGGTCATACCACGAACGTCAAGGAGGTTTAGATCAGGCATATTGGGGTAGGTTTACATTAGAATGCTCAAAAAAAGCAGGCATTCTAGCAGACTTGGTTTCGGAAAGTTCAGGAGCCTTACCCTCATACATTAGCCGATCGCTAGAATCAAGCCAAAATTTTTTGTCCAAATATTTGTCCTGAGTATTAATGCCTAGTGGTTGCATTACCCAGTTGATAGTTGCCTTGCGGAGTTTATCAAGAGAAGGAGAGATGTCAAGCCCCAACTCGCGACAAATAAGGCTATTGGTAGCAACGTGGATTTGTTCATCACGACTAATGTCAGCACTTACTGTACGCATTCCAGCGTCACCGTTAAAGCGGAAGAATGGTAGAAGAACGAAGAAAATTGCACGCTCGGCAACCATCGCTTTCGTGATAGTGTGATCTGGATGCGCGATCCAAGCTTTCTGGAGTACCAGGGCCTCCTTTTCAGCCTTTTCATCAATACCGTAGGCATTTGCAATATAACCCAGAGCGAGATCATGGTTTTCCTCGTCTGTGACGTTGGATTCCAAAAGACTACGCGCGGAGTCAGGAACATTTTTATCCAAGGCATCTTTAATAAAATCTCCCACAGGTAGTTCCATATGTCGCAAGGCAAGAGCACGGAAGATTGCCTCCTCCGCGCCCTCTTTGCATGTACCAGCAGTTGTCTGTACTGGTGTCCATTTGCGCTTTCGCGCCATTAGTTTTTCGTAAGGGTTCATTCTGCACAATCACATTGAGGTTCAGGGGTGTCCTCAAGCAGGCTGTTCAGATAATCATTTACATCCTCCTCATCAAGAGCAGCATACGCATTAGACTTATCTTGAACATCGCCCATAACTTGAAGCGAGTAATAAAGTGAAGTCTGGGGCGATTCAAGCCACTCTTCAATAAATGCTTCGTCATACGTGACCACATCAGACCACGAGTTGAAGCTGTATCCGTGAAGAAGTCCAGTTCGATTAAGTAGAGTCATGATGCCATCGGCAACACGTTTGTAAGCTTCCCAGCCTACTTTAGAGGCGATCTCTACGTCGCCATAGTTGTAAGTTTGTACTCCGAAAGTACCGCTGTCGCGATCGACTGTCTGCGAGATAGGTGGAGCGATTTCTGGTGTGCAAGTATAACCATCCAGATCTGTGCTTCGATAACTGCAGGAGGCAGTGGGCGCAATAGCAAAGGCTCGAACCATTTTAGCAGCGCGAGCAACTTGGGCAGCCTGCTCAATTCCAGAGTTAATTTGGGTGACAAGTTCATAAGCTGCAGACCGTACTGATTCTCCTTTGTTGAATTGTTCCAACGCACGACCGAACTGATCATACGTTACTCCGTACCGCCGTAGGAGGTTGGCAAGACCAAGCATTCCGAGTCCCACCTGTCGATCAGTTTCAGACGGGAGGTATTCTCCAGAATCTCCGACACCTGTTCGACCATGAAGCTCGCACAACTCGGACATACCTTCAAAGAATGCACGTGGGATGTCGTCGAACTCACAGGCTCCGAGATTGACATGTTGTAGCAGGCACGTTCCTCGTGAGGGCAAATATACTTCGAGACAGACGTTACCTCGGATTCGTTTTCCTTCATTGTCATACTTTACTTTATTAAGCCAGATGTCGCCGGAACGGATTCCGTAAAGGAGTTGATCTTTGAATTTACACTCTCGCCACCACTCTTCAGTAATGTTGACGCAGCGTTTAACCCAAGGAAGTTCTGAGCGTGGAGTATTAATGAAACTGAGGCAATCAGGATGGCTGAGGTCGAGATGGCAAACAATAGCGCCATTTTTGTACACCCCGCCTCGTCGGAGGATTTCATTTAGAGTACTGTAGATTTTTGCAAAGGATACAGGACCACTAGCGGTAACACCAGACGGTCGCTCATGACCTTGTGGGTCAAGTTTAGATAGGTGGACAGCACAACCTGCACCATAGCGCAGAGCGTGTGAGGCAAAGCGCCAAGACGCTTCAATGCCTTCCGGGCCTTCCATCTCATTCTCAACTACAAACACGGTGCAGCTGACTGGGAGGCGTGAGGTTGGGTCGTCAATCCAGGATTGGACACGACCAGTGCGAGAGATATAGTTGGACATTTTAGATAAGGTCGCCAAGGTGGGGAGGTTTGTAGTTTGGACCCTTCAGTACTTTACCATCAGCACGAAGGACTGGTTGCCCATTTTCGTCCAGTTTGGACATGTTGGATTTATGGACTCGATCTAGGGCTTCATCGAGGTTCCACCCTTCGTTTGCTGCATATTGGTAACAGACATACACAAGGTCCGCAAGTTCTTTAAGGACGTGATCCATTGGCTCACGGTGGTATGCTTCATGAAACTCAGACCATTCTTCATCGATCAAAGATTTCTGCTTCTTGCGATGGATCGCCCCACTCTGGACGCTGAAGGCGGAGCGAAACTCGTGGGCTTGTTGTAGTAGTGTGGGATAGCTCATTTTCAAGATAGTGGATTGCTTTTTTTAGATCTTGTTCCGCACTATCTTTGTGACCAGCACGGCAAATGTATTTGATGGCATTACCCAGATGGTAGTTTAATCCTTGGTCTCGGATGAAATCCCAAACTTCGATGGATCCACGGGTGTAGTAAGACGGGGAGTCGGCCAATTTTTTACTAAGTTAGATATGTTGTTGGTCAGACAGAAGTTCTGTCGTTGTAGCGCAAGAAAGATTGTAATAATGTCTTCCTTTTTGGCGTCAGGATTTTCCAGAGCGTCCTTTATCTGACGCATCTTTAGATCCTGCTCTATTGTCAATTCTGTAATCACTGGAGGGGGTCCAGAGAATTGGGTTCCTATTGATGAAGTCATAGTCAGTGCATTGAAGAATCTTTGCAAGTCTTGCGTTCTCAAGCGCGACTTCCTCCGAAAGATCTTTGTCAGCGAAAGCCTCGACAACAGTCTTCCAAGAATACCCTTTCTCTTCAAAGAGGGTGATTGCACGCTTAACACCAATACCGGGACATCCGGCATAACCATCAGTTTGATCTCCTGCTAATGTTTGAACAAGATGCCAACGTGCTCCCTCGTCGGGTTCCACATTCATCAATTCTGACATGTCGAACAACTTACCAGGAATCTGGCGCATGTCCTTATCAGGAGAACAAAGAACGTTATCAGGGTTAGCTGTGGCATAAATACCCAAGGCATCATCAGCCTCAAGTTCGGGCATTACAATAACTTCATACTCAGTCTTGAGTTGGTTAATGACCCGTTTGTATCCGCAAGGTTTTTTACGGTTACGATGCCCTTTATATGCGGGCTGGATGGATTTACGAAAGTTTACACTGTCGCTAAAAAACAGAACTACATCAGGTACATCCCATATAAAATGTTGAGTAAGTTTTTGGATGTCACGCTTAACAGCAGCGTAAGCGTCACTAAATTTACTTGTGACTAGAATTACATCATCGCCCCAATCAATTTCTGTTTCGGCGGCGGCACAGCATTTGTAAACGACGAAATCGGCGTCTACAAGTAGCTTCACCTGCCTTGTCCTCGGTAAGCTTTACGACCAGCCTTTGGCTTGGAATGTTGACCGTTACCTTGGCGGGTTTTCTTGGACTTAAAGGGCACAAATTTCTTGATGCCCATCAGGGTTTTAC